GGCTGAACTATTAAAGAAGTACAAAGAGGAAGTCACAAGAGAAATCAGTAAAGACTCGTTCCTCGACTTCGTAAAACACGTCTATCCGGGCTACAAAGTGGGCCCACACCACTACAGACTGGCGAAAATCTTCGAAGAAATTGCGTCTGGGGCGAAAAAACGGGTGATTGTGAACATCGCCCCCCGTCACGGCAAGTCAGAACTCATCTCCTACCTCGCTCCGGCGTGGTTTTTGGGTAAATACCCCCAAAAGAAGGTCATTATGGCCTCGCACACCGCTGATTTGGCGGTTCAGTTCGGTCGTAGGGTACGAAATCTCGTTGGATCGGAGGCATACCGTGACATTTTTCCGCAGATTGAGCTACAGGCGGACTCAAAGAGTGCGTCAAGATGGGGCACCAACTTCAACGGAGAGTATTTCGCCATTGGGGTGGGTGGTGCTCTTGCTGGGCGGGGTGCTGACCTATTTATTATTGACGACCCCCATTCTGAACAGGAAGCCAAACTGGGAAGACCCGAGGTGTTTCTACCCGCGTGGGAGTGGTTCCAGTCAGGACCAATTCAGCGTCTTATGCCGGGTGGGGCGATTATAGTAGTGATGACCAGATGGAGCAAACTTGATCTTACTGGGCAAATTATCACGCAAATGGAGCGTAGCGAGGATGTGGATCGCTGGGAAGTGGTGGAGTTCCCGGCAATCGACGAAAACGACAATGCTCTCTGGCCCGAATTCTGGCCGGTTGAGGAGCTGCTGGCGAAAAAGGCATCACTGGATATTCGATACTGGAATGCACAGTACATGCAGCAGCCGACGTCAGAAGAGGGAGCGCTAATAAAACGCGAGTGGTGGCAGATGTGGGAAGAGGACAACCCACCACAGTGCGAATTCATCATTATGAGCTTGGATGCTGCACAAGAAGCAAACAATCGCTCTGACTTTAACGCCCTAACAACGTGGGGCGTGTTCTACAACGAGGAAGTAAACAACTACAACATCATTCTTTTGAACTCAATTAAGAAGCGTATGGAGTACCCAGACTTAAAAGAGTTGGTGTTGGAAGAGTATCGGGATTGGGAACCTGACTCATTCATTGTGGAGAAGAAGTCTTCTGGTTCCGTGTTGTATCAGGAGATGAGGCGCATGGGCGTGCCAGTACAAGAGTTCACGCCGGGCAAAGGACAAGACAAGATTTCTCGCGTAAACGCTGTCTCTTCACTGTTTCATGGCGGTATTGTGTGGGCACCCCAGAGACGATGGGCGATGGAGGTGATCGAAGAATGCAACGACTTCCCATCAGGCATTAACGACGACTTGGTTGACTCGACTACGCTGGCTCTACTACGTTTCCGGCAAGGTGGGTTTATTAGACTGCATAACGACGAACCTGAAGAAATTCAGCTGTTTAAGTCGAAGCGCAATCGCGCTTACTATTAAGGAATTATCATGAGCATCGAAAAAGGTTTGTACGCAGCCCCGCAGGGCTTAGGTCAGGCGATGATGGAAGAGCCTGATTTAGAGATTGAAATTGAAGACCCAGAAGAAGTAAAGATTCGTGCCGATGGGCTTGAGATTGATATTGACCCAGAAGAAGCACCAGAAGATGAGTTTGAAGAAAACCTAGCAGAGAACATGTCGGACTCAGAGTTGTCCGCGCTTGCTAATGAGTTGATCGATGATTATGACGATGATGTATCTAGTCGCAAAGATTGGATACAAACATACGTTGATGGTCTTGACCTTCTGGGGATGAAACTTGAAGAACGGACAGAACCTTGGGCAGGTGCTTGCGGAGTTACACACCCTCTTCTCTCAGAAGCGCTCGTCAAATTCCAGTCTGAAACGATTATGGAGACTTTCCCGGCTGCTGGGCCGGTTAAGACGAAAATCATCGGTAAGGAGACTCCTGAGAAAAAAGAGGCGTCCGAGCGAGTAAGAGACGATATGAACTATCGTCTAACTGAAGAAATGCCTGAATACCGTCCTGAGCATGAGCGTATGTTGTGGGGCTTGGGCCTGTCAGGTAACGCATTTAAGAAGGTGTACTACGATCCGTCACTAGGACGGCAGACATCGATCTATGTTCCTGCTGAAGATGTTGTTGTGCCATACGGCACGTCAAGTTTGCGAACAGCAGAGCGTGTAACGCACGTGATGCGTAAGACTGAGAACGAGATTAGAAAGCTGCAAGTTGATGGCTTCTATCGTGACGTTGATCTTGGTGAGCCGATTGATACGTTTGAAGAGATCGAGAAGAAGATCGCTGAGAAGATGGGCTTTCGGATTACGACCGACAGCCGTTATCGACTACTTGAGATGCAGGTTGACCTAGACCTGCCCGGCTATGAAGATGAAGACGGTATCAAGCTGCCATACATCGTAACTATAGATAAGTCATCGCAGAAGATTCTGTCTATTCGTCGCAACTGGAGACCGACAGACAAGCTAAGAAACAAGCGTACGCACTTCGTCCACTACGGTTACATCCCCGGCTTTGGCTTCTATTGCTTCGGTTTCATTCACTTGATCGGGGCGTATGCGAAGAGCGGCACTTCTATTCTGCGTCAGCTTGTTGATGCAGGCACACTCTCTAACCTGCCGGGTGGTTTAAAAGCCCGTGGTATGCGTATTAAAGGCGACGACACACCGATCTCTCCGGGTGAGTTTCGTGATGTGGATGTACCGAGCGGTGCGATACGCGACAACATTTTGCCGCTGCCATACAAAGAGCCAAGCGCAGTTTTAGCTGGCTTGATGGACAAGATTATTGAAGAAGGTCGCAGGTTTGCTAATGCAGCAGAGCTGCAAGTGAGTGATATGAGTGCGCAGGCACCTGTAGTCACGACACTAGCGATTCTCGAAAGAACTCTGAAGATTATGTCGGCAGTGCAGGCGCGTATTCACTACTCGATGCACGAAGAGTTCCGGCTTCTAAAAGAAATCATCAGGGACTTCACGCCACCGGACTATGACTACGACCCTGTAGATGGTGACCGTCGGGCTAAGCAGAGTGATTACGACCAAGTGGATGTGATTCCGGTCAGTGATCCGAACGCTGCAACGATGAGTCAGAAGGTTGTGCAGTACCAAGCGGTACTACAGCTGGCACAAACAGCACCACAACTGTATGACATGCCACTACTCCACAGACAGATGTTGGATGTCTTGGGCATTAAGAACTACACCAAGCTAGTACCGACAGAAGACGACACGCGTCCGCGTGACCCGATTACAGAGAACCAGAATATCTTGATGGGTAAACCGGTCAAGGCGTTCATGTATCAGGATCATCAGGCGCACATTGCTGTGCACATGGGCGCGATGCAAGACCCGTAGATACAAGAAATCATAGGGCAGAACCCACAAGCTCCGATGCTACAAGCAGCGATGATGGCGCTTATTAATGAGCACGTAGGGTACGAGTACCGCAAGCAGATGGAAGCATCGATGGGCATTCAACTCCCGAACTACGAGGAAAACGAGGACATCGAGATTCCGAAGGAGATGGAGGTTCAGATTTCTCAAGCGGCGGCGCAAGCTACGCAGCAGCTATTACAGCAGCACATGGCAGAAGCCCAGCAGCAACAGGCTCAACAGCAGATGCAAGACCCGATCATCCAGATGCAGATGCAAGAGTTGCAGATCAAGCAGGCAGAAGTGCAGCGCAAGATCGCTAAAGATCAGGCCGACGCGCTCGCGCGTGAGAAGCAGTTGCAGATCGAGCTGGCTCGGATCGACGCACAGAAAGAGATCGCTGGGGCGAACATGGCTATCAAGGTTGAGACTGACCGGATGCGTAGTAACAGACAACAAGAGTCTGAAGGCTTCCGGATGGGCATGGACATGCAGAGACAACGTCAGCAGCAACAGCAGCAGATGAACCGTCCCCCACCACAGAAAGCGAAGAATAAATGAACGTAATTGAGGCAATTCTCAAAGAAATACGGGCTCGTCGGGCACAGCTATCCGACGGGCTAGGCAACAGCGCTGCCAAAAACTTTGAGGAATACCGGTTTATCTGCGGTGAAATTCGAGGTCTCACCGCAGTTGAGTCTTACATAGTCGACCTCGCAAAACACATGGAGTATTCAGATGACTGAACTAGCCATCGCTACAGAGAGCGGTGAAGTGTCAACCCTGCCACAGACCGCAGAAGAAAAAGCAGCACAGCTTCCGGAACCGGCTGGGTATCACATCCTTGTCGCTATTCCAGATATTGATGATAAGTACGAGAGTGGCCTGATAAAGGCAGACCAGACCAAGCATTTCGAGGAAGTCCTTAGCACGGTCTTCTTTGTCGTGAAACTTGGACCAGACTGTTACAAAGATGATAAGCGGTTCCCTAGCGGCCCTTGGTGTAAGCAGGGGGATTTCATCTTGGCACGTCCTAACAGCGGCACCAGACTGAAGATTCATGGGCGGGAGTTTCGTCTAATTAATGATGACTCGGTGGAAGGTGTTGTCCAAGACCCACGCGGTATTTCACGAGCATAAGGAGATAGCTATGCCTATGGAACAAAACGAGTACAAGTTCCCTGATGAGGCCGAGGAAACTACGGCGCAAGCCGAAGACGAGGAGGACTTTGTCGTTGAGATTGACGACGACACCCCCGAAGAAGACCGTGGTAAGGAACCACTTCCCGCCGATATTGTTAACTCTTTAGAAAAACCGGAGGATGGCGGGGACTACCCCGAGGAAGTAATCAACCGGTTCAAGCAGTATAAGAAGGCTTGGCATGACGAGCGCCGGGAGAAGGAGAAGGCTTACCGTGAGCAAGAAGAAGCTCTACGGATAGCTCAAGGCATTATTGAGGAGAATAAGCGCCTCAAGGCCACCCTCTCGTCTGGTGAGCAGGAGTACATCGCCACGGTTAAAGCGGCGGCGGAAACTGACGTTGAGGTAGCGAAAAGGAACTATCGGGAGGCTTACGATACCGGTGACGCTGAGAAGTTAGTCGACGCACAGGAAGCCTTAGTGCAGGCGTCATTGAAGTTGGATCGCACAAGAAACTTTAAGCCCACTTTACAAGATGACGAAAGTGAGGTACAACTCCCGCAAACTCAGCGGCAGGAACAAAAGCCAGCCCCTGACCCGAAATTCGCAGATTGGCAGCGTCGTAACTC